CCGACCTGGCGCGCGAATGGCACAGCGCCGTCAAGTCGCCCGGCACCCTGCGCACCTTCATCAACACCCACCTCGGCGAATGCTGGGAAGAGCAGGGAGAAAAAATCGACGCCGGTAGTCTTATTTGCCGCCGCGAAGAGTATGAGGAAAAATCAAAGGCTTTTGCCCGTACTGCTGGGGTAGACGTTCAAAAAGACCGTTTAGAAATGACTATTTGCGATTGGGGTCATGGAGAAGAGTGCTGGGTGATGGATCACATAATTGTTCCTGGAGATACGGCAAGCGGCGAAGTTTGGAATGATCTTAAAGATGAAATATCGCACTGGAATCCAGAGGTCGTAGCAATTGACTCTGGATATAACACAAGCATGGTTTATGAGTTTGTTAGAAAAAACTTATTTTGCATGGCTATAAAAGGCGTTCAAAGGCCTGGTGTCCCATTCATAGAAGAAAAGAAAAAGCGGGATCAAAAATTTAGAAAAAAGCGCCGAGTTGATATTCAGGTCTTTAGCGTTGGCGATCAACAAGGAAAGCAATGGCTTCTTTCTCGCCTTAAAAAACTTGAGGCCGGCCCGGAGTACATCCACTTTCCAATAGATATTGCGTTTGATGAAGAGTATTTCGCACAGCTCACATCGTGGAAGCGAGTCACAAAGATTCGTGGAACAGTCACCTACGCCGACTGGGTGCAAACCTATAGCCGCGACGAAGCCCTCGACTGCTGGAAATACGCGCTGGCGGCGCTGCGCCTGGCCGGCATCGACCTTTCGCTGCGCGCCGCCATCGCCGCCGGAAAAACCGAAGAACCCGCCCGCCCCGCCATCCGCCGCCTTGGCCGCGTCGGATCGCTCCACCGTTGAAAGGAAGACCATGATCTACCTGGACATCATCACCAGCCTGGAGCGCGCCCTCGGCACCTCGCTCGACCCGGCGCAGCGCACCTCGGTCGTCTATTCGCTGGCCGCCGACCTCGGCGGCGAACGTCATTACATGCCGTCGCTGCCGAAGCATAAGCGGCAGATCAGCGTCGTCACCTTCGACGCGGCAGCGCAAAGCCTCAAGCAGTTTTCAGAAACCAGCGGCGTGCCCTACCGGACACTCAAGCGCCTGCGCAACGGGAAATAAACATGGGATCGCTCCTTCGCTTCAAGCTCGACGACTTCCTCAGTCAGCACCACCTGCAGACCTTCATCGAAACCGGCACCGCGCGCGGCGATTCGCTCGCTTATGCCGCCGCGCGCCCGGAGTTTTCGCACCTGTTGAGCTGCGAGATCGAGCCGCTGCTCGCCGCCGGCGCCTGCTGCCGCTTCAACGAAGATCCGCGCATCAGCGTCGTGCGCATGGAATCCGGGCTATTCATGCAGATGGTCGCCCGCGCCGACCTGGCGCCCGCCTTCATCTGGCTCGATGCCCACTACCCCGGCGCCGGCTTCGGCCTCAAGGACTACGGCGCCGCCATGCCGGAAACCGTCCGCCTGCCGCTCGGCCGCGAACTCGACCAGCTCCGCCAGCACCGCGCCGGCCGCGATGTCATCCTGATCGACGACCTGCGCATCTACGAAACCGGCGACTACGAAGCCGGCCCGCTTCCCGACGACACGCCCGGCCAGCCGACCCCCGGCGGCGCCGACTGGATTCGCGCCCTGTTCGCCGACACCCACGACGCCTACACCATCCTGCGCGACCAGGGCTATCTGCTGCTGCAGCCGAAGTTATGAGCCGTATCGAAACAATCGGCGACGCAACGCTATACCTTGGCGATTGCCGCGATATCCTGCCGACGCTGCCGAAGGTTGATTTAGTTTTGACTGACCCGCCGTATGGGATTGGTCGCGACAAAGGAATGGGCGGTGGCGGGTTTGATTCGACCGGAAAGTATCGGCGCCAGCCGCGCGAATATGCAGGCGGGTGGGATGATGTTGCGCCAGATGACGCGCTGATCGCCGAGGTTATTTTACTTTCTGGGGCGGCGATTGTTTGGGGTGGAAATTATTTCAACCTTCCTGTGGAAAGCGGCAAATGGCTGGTATGGAACAAGCAGCAGGTTATGCCTTCGTTTTCTGATGCTGAACTGGCATGGTCAAACCTTTCTGGAAACAGCGTAAAGCTATTTACCCTGCACTGCAATAAAGCGCTGATTGAAACAGGAATTCACCCGACGCAAAAGCCGGTTTCGCTCATGGAATGGTGTTTGAAATTCGCCCCAAAAACAACGTCGACCGTAGCCGACCCATTCATGGGCAGCGGCACGACAGGCGTCGCCTGCGCCAATCTCTGCAAGACCTTCATCGGCATCGAGCGCGAACCAAAGTATTTCGACATAGCGTGTCAAAGGATAGAGAACGCTTACCGTCAAGAAAGGTTATTCACATGAAGCTAATAACGCTGGAAGACCTAGCGCCATACATTCATGGCCCTGACGAGTCACCTAACATCAAGCCTGCGTCGAACTATTGCGACGAGGTAATCGACAAGTTCTACGGCGACCAAGCAAATATCGGTTCACGCCTTCCTTGGGGAAAATCGGAATTCACAATCGCGTTCCGTCCTGGTGAGGTTTCACTATGGCTAGGAATGAATGGTCATGGAAAATCCTTGCTATTGGGTCAACTTCTTACGTGGTGGATGGCGCACGACGAATCATGTTGCATTGCATCATTCGAGATGAAGCCTGCTACCACGTTGCAGAGGATGTGCCGTCAAGCTGCACAGTGCAATGAGCCAACGATACCGTTTATTCAGAAGTTCCACCGTTGGACTGATGAGCGTTTGTGGATGTATGACCAGCAAGGAACGGTTAGTGCTGATCGTGTTCTTTCAGTGTGCAGGTACTTCGCTGACAAGATGCACGGAAAGCACATCGTTATTGATTCACTGATGAAATGCGGGATGGGAGAGGACGATTACAACGGGCAGAAGCGGTTCGTTGATGAACTGACGGCAATCGCAAGGGACTCGAACATTCATATCCACCTAGTTCATCACTCGCGGAAACTTGGTGATGAAAACTCTCCTCCTGGAAAGATGGACGCCAAGGGAACAGGGGCAATCACTGACCAAGTTGATAATTGTATTTCTGTATGGCGCAATAAGAAAAAAGAGAAGGCAGCACAGGCAGGGATCATAGATAATGACATTCCAGATTCGTTGATGATTGTCGATAAGCAAAGAAACGGCGAGTGGGAGGGGTCTGTAGCAATGTGGTTCGACAAGGCATCTGGACAGTTTTTAGGATCGAAGTCTTCAGGAACGATTGACCTATTGAGGCCAAGAGCGTGAGCAAAGAAGAAAACCGCATCAGCATGCCGACCATCACAAGGCTAGTAGATTCATTCCGCGCAGAGTTCCCAGAGGTACGGGTAACTTACGCAAGCGAAAACGGAATCGTCAAAGGAACCAAGTTTCCTGACGGTGTGAAGATGAGCGAAACACTAATCGGAGCATGGAACAAAAAATGAACGATGACCTGAAAGAGTATTTTGAGGAACGCGCCGCCATTTTGGAATATTGCGCCGGACTTCCACGCTACAAAGCCGAATCACTCGCCAGGGCCGAGGTTGAGACATACCGAGAGCATCGCGCAAAGGTTGATTCGGACAAAGTTGCGAAATGAAATACACAATAACCGGAGATATTGCTCGCCAAGCTATCCACAAGGTTGTAGATTCAGCGCAAATTGGCGAGGTGGTATCCATAGGCCAACCAACACGATCAATGGAACAGAACGCGATGCTGCATCCTTTGCTAACGGACATAGCAAACCAGAATGAATGGATGGGAAAGAAGCGCACCATGCTCCAATGGAAAGTCATCATGGTTTCGGCTCATGCAATCGCCACCGGAGAGCCTGCGGAAATGGTCATAGGGCTTGAGGGCGAGGTGGTTAATCTCAGGGAATCGACTGCCGCAATGAGCAAGAAGAGGTTTTCTAGCCTTATGGAGTACGTGCTGGCATGGGGCGCAATGAATGGTGTGAAATTCTCTGAGCCTGAAAGGTTTCAAGCGTGAAAGAACGAACGTGTAAGGTATGCCGCGTCAAGTTCATTCCACTAAAGCCGCTTCAGGCAGTATGCGGATTACGTTGCGCTCAATCCTACGCATGGAGAGTAAAGACAAAGACCGAAGTAGCCCAGGCCAAAGCCGAGCGCAAAGAAATCAGAGACAAACGTGAATCAATCAAGACCCGCGCACAATGGATGCGTGAGGCTCAACAAGCGGTTAATGCTTATGTCCGTATCAGGGACGAGAAAGAACCTTGCATAAGCTGCGGGAGACACCATGAAGGGCAATGGCATGGAGGCCACTACCGATCAACAGGCTCAAGCCCTGCGCTCCGGTTCGACCTGTCAAATATTCACAAACAATGTATGCCATGCAATACACACTTGCACGGTAATCTGATACCTTATCGGGTAAATCTGATTCAGAAGATCGGACTGGCCGAAGTCGAACGATTAGAGGGGCCACAAGAGCCTAAGAAATACTCCATCAGTGAATTGAAAGAGATCATTTCAACCTACCGGAAAAAGACGAGGGAACTGAAAAATGAAACCTGAAGACAAAAATATGTTGGAGTACGCAGCAAAGGCTTGCGGTATTGAACTCAACTACTGGTGTCCAACTAATAACGCTTTTTGGTGCGGTGAGTATTGGAACCCACTAACCAACAGCGCAGACTGCGCCGCTATGTGTGCAAAGCTGGCAATTGATACACGCTGGTATTGCAACGGGGAATCAGTGACATGTATACAAAAAGTTGATTTGTGGCCGGGTTGGTCGGAACACACAAAAGACCACAACAACGACAGAGAAGCCGCATGGAGATACGCCGCAACGATGGTAGCCGCTAAGATTGGAGGATTCAGTGGAGATTGAACGCGAAGAATGCCATGGCGACGAGGCTGACCGTGCTACTTACTTCATCGAATCAGTAATAGACGATCACGTTAAAGACGCCATGAGACGCGCTGCGGAAATACCGCCAGGCAATCCATGGGATTGCGAAATCTGTGGAGAATACTTCTCCAGGCTGGTCAATGGCGCTTGCGGATTCTGCCGCGATGAATTCGGGATGAAATGATGTATATCACTAATTTTAGCGAACTAATGCCAACTCCGATTAGATTGCGACCTATGTACATAAGACCGAATAAAGGCCAGCGTGTTACGGTGTTGATGCGCGACGGAACACAACTACATGATTGCTGTGCGACGATGATTGTTGTATCCGACCGTGCCGGAATTGTTATTTACAACAAGAGAAAGGCAGTTGATGAGTCACAAGCAAAGGGGTGGTGGCCTGTGATTTCTAACTAAGTATGTTTCAGCGAATTTGAAAACAAATATCTTGGATTAATAATGCACATATCAGAAGTAGAAGCACTTGTATTACTTCTTGAAGATTGGGCGGCATGGCAATCGTCCTATCGACCTAAAACTGGATTCAAATCCCGTTCCGCAGGTTTCGCGTGTATCGGTCTATCGACCTTTGAGGATATGTGCCATCAATCCGATAACGCCACGATGAAAACGATTGACTCAGCAATTGATGATCTTGAACCGGCGCAACGTGCTGCGATCAATCGGAAATATGGCGTATGTAGCGTGTTCAGGTTTCCGCGTAACAACTTCGAGGATACGCTAATCATTGCCCATGATCGGCTAGTCATCATCTGTAAGCGAAAGGGGATTGTGCTGTGACAGAGTTTGAGCGATTTATGATCCGTTTCTCGTTTCTTAGTTGGCT